TACTGTACCTCCAAGCGAGTTGGAAGCGGTAGATACATATGCATTAGCCATTTTTTGCACCTCCTTCTGAGGGTATTAGTTCGGTTGAGTTTTATTGAAATTCGCCAGATTGAATCATTGCAATAATCTCTTCAGCGCTTGAAGCGTTGTTAAGACGTAGCAATGCATCATCTGCACGGTCAGGCGTAAAAGCCTGTTGAGTTACAATGTCCTGCTGGCGTAGTGCCGCACGATCAATTGTGTTTCTTGGCTGTTCCTGTTGCTGTACTTGTAATCCGAAAACTTCAGCATTGTCATCAATCCAGTTTGCTACAGCATCCTCGTTGATATCGCCTTCTAGTTCACGTGCTACTAAACGTGCAGCCTTTGGACTTACGCCTTTCGTTTCTAGGACTTTCTTAATAACGGTTTCACGTTGAGCCTTATCAAAGGCTTCAAGTTTTTCAGTAAGTTCTTTGATGCGCTTCTCATCGGCACGCTTTGCTTTACGCAATTGCTTCATCGCATCGCTGCCGTCCATCTGCACATCTGTTGTATCGTTATCTTCGTCTTCGTCCCAGTAGTTGTTGCTCATAGCAACCGTTCTCCCATTCTCATTAGTTGAATCGCAGACCACAGTTCTAGGTTGGGGAACCTAGGCTGGCTTCTACTCCCAGTCTTATACGCCCCCCTGGGCTGGTCGGTCAGGGTAGGGATATTAGTTAAAACGCGCTAGAGTAACCGCGCTGCAATGAATTAGAATCAGCACCTGACTGACCAGAGAACATTGCTCGTTCCTTTGATGCTAGGCGATTACGCTTTAATTTAGCCTGTGCATCTTGCTTAAGGTATTCATCTTCAGCAATCTGCTGTGTATACCCAATATTTTCTTCAGCATAAATATCGCTTAACTTCTTACCAGTAGGTAAGGCTTCTGCAACTTCGCTAAAGCCAGTGATAGCATCTTTACGAGTGACACCAAACTTACCAAGTTCCATAGCGCGTGCTTCAGTAATACCAAGGTTTTGACTTGCAGCAGCACCACCAATTTCGGCAGCCCTAACTTTAGTTTGTAGTACTGGCAATGTTTCTTTAGGATTAAGAAAGTATGCAACCAAATCAGTATCAGTAAGAGATGGATAGAATGTTTTAAATTGAGCCTTAACATTTGGATCAGCATTAATAACATCATCTGCAACTGCTTGAATACGACCAGCAAACTCAGTAGGAGCAATCCCTTTAGCCATGTAGTCAGCATACTTAGCCTGATTAACTGCACGGTCTGGGCTAATCATATTATTTAAACCATACCTGCTAAGTGTTTCTTCATATGCATTCTCAACTTCAAGATATGTAGCCTCATCATATGCATTCATGCCAGCAGCAATACGCGCTGCATTACCAGCAAAACGCTTAGCATATGCAGCGTTGTATGGTTGTCCTGTTACTGGATCAATAGTTTTATCGTACTTAAGAATAGTCATTGCTTGTCCTGCTGTTTTGCCCATAGCCATAAGGCGACCATATGTATCAGCCAAACCTTCTAAACCATATCCCTTAAGGATTAAACCCAACTCTTCAAAAGCATCAATGTCTTCTCTTGTTGGCTTATATGTTGTATCTGGTGGTACAACTGGTGCAACCGATTTTGTTATTGGCTGACCTGTTTCTGTGTAACCAATAGGAGCCTGAACTCCACCAACTACTCCAGCGGCTAGACCACCTAGTGGTCCAACTTCTTCAATAGAAGTCTTTGGTGCGGCAGGTGTTGCAGGAGCCGCTGGTTTAGGTGCAAATGCAGCAGTCATTGCTGGTGGCATTGTTATTGCAGAGTTAGGTGCAGGCGCAGGAGTTCTTGGTGCATTATTAACACCAGCAATAACACCAGCAGCAAGACCACCTAGTGGTCCTACTGAGTTTACAGCATTTGTTCTAGGTTTAGTTGTTGCAGTTTTCTTAATTGCCATTCTTAACCCAATCCAAATGTCTGTATCATTGTATTAGCAAAGTCATTCGCAATCTTGCGTGCCTCAGGAGTTTTTCTCCATAGTGGGTCCATCTGTAGTTCACGTTCAAAGTCAACTACTGATTTACCTCCAGCAACTGCAGCCATAACATCTTTGTCTTTAATAGAGTTTGCAACAACAACGCCTAACTTGTTAGCCTTAGTTCGTCCGTACTCATCTGCTACATCTTTAACAGTACCGCCAGCAGCAATATGATCCTTAAGATATGGGTGCATTGTCATAGACAATTGACGCAAACGCTCTTGTTGTTTAGCAATATAATCCTTTTGACCAACACCAGCAACAACATACTTCAGTGCTTCTGATGCTGGCATATCAATACCATATGAGTTAGCAGTTGCTTGTAGGTCAGCAATGTCCATAGCAACTTGGCTACCTTGACCAGAATTAAGTAATGCGTCTACATCTGTATTTTTAAGAGCCTTCTTGGCTACCTTGGCTGCAATAAGTAATCTATCTGCATCTTCTAAAAATCCACCTACACCAGTACGACCATCAGTTACTGTACGAAAAGCCTTGTCTTCTGCTGCACGTAGTTCTTTATAGAAAGCATCTTCTTCTTCTGGTGTAGCACCATAGCCAAGCAAGTCATTAAAGTACCCATCAAGCATACGGCTAGCGTCACCGCGTGAACTGTATTCACGATAGGTCTTGGTGCCACCGCCTGTACCAGCACCAGCCTTCTTTTCTCTCATGAAAAGATCAATAGTTATTGGTTGCTTTAATCCGCCATACTTAACATCTGTTACAGACTTTCTTGTATGCTCATAAAGTAAATCATCTACAGAGTTAATCCAATCAGGAGTATTAGCATTTGCTTGCTTAAGATATCCCGACTCTATTAAATCTTTTTTTAAGGCATCAATTTGTCCTGGTTTTGAATAGTTCTTAAGAAAAGCATCACGTGCGTCAGCGTAACTTTCATAAAATTTAGGTTGGATATCTCCATTTGGCATTCTTGTTTCTACAAAAAGAACCTGCTTGCCATCTTTATTGGTAACCTTACCATTAAGAATTGTAAAGTCAGCATAGATGTTATCATCTACTTCACCATCTGTAACAATAGGCTGACCATTAGCATCTTTAGGTGCTTTAAGGGCAGCGGCTTCTGCTTCTTTTGCCTTAGCAGTTTCTTCGTCATTACGACGACGAGCAGAGGCTGCTTCATTTTTCAATCGTTCAACTGTAGCATCATCTTTTTTCTTTTGTGCAGCAGTATCTTTGTCTTCTTTTGCTTTGTTCTCAGCAGATTTTTTTGTTTCAAATTCTTTTTTTGCTTGTTCCTTTAATGAATTTAATTCAGCCTGCTTAGTATCAAACTCTGCTTTTAATTTTTTATACTCAGCACTTGTTTCACCTTTTTTAGCAGCAACATCATCTAATGCTACGGCAAGACCGCTATTTCCGTATATTCCGTATAGGCGAGTTTGTAATTTTTCAATTCTATAATCAAGGCTTAGTTCAGTAGTAGCCATTATCCCAACTCCCTAGATGTAAAGTACGAATCGCGTGAATAGAAGCCAAGTATTGATCTAAAGATTGCACGGTTTGCTTCCGTAACATATAGATCACCCACCATTAACTCCTTAAGTGCTGCTTCAATTTGGTCTTTACGCTTTGCTTTTAACTCAACAGAGTTGACTATATTTGCTAGTTCAGGATTACGCGCAAATGCAATGTACTCACGCATCATCTTGATTGCTAACCGCATACGCTCACGCGTAGCAGATGGCATAGGAACATTAGGTGTTGACACCATCTGATCTAACTTACCTAGCATTAATTCTTCATCACCAATGTTATTACCCTCACCAATAAGTGCTGGGTTCAACAATGGATTAGCAGCCTTAAGCGCATTACGCGCTTTAGTTGCATCAATAATAATATTGGCTCGCAGTTGTGGATCAGACTCATTGGCTAGCATTTCTTTTTGTTTATCTGCTATTTCATAATAAGTTTGCTTATCCTGTGCAACCATCAAATCTTCGTAGTACTTATCAAGACTCTTGCTTTCTACAAGACCAGCAGCCTTAATCCAGTTGTATGTAGCAGCATTAAACTTACCAACCTGTGGTGCAAATATGTATGCAGTCTCACCATAGGTTTCAATCAAACCTTTGTTCTTAATAGCCCAGTCTTTTAATCCTTCTGTATTCCTAATAACAACCTTTGATTGTTTAGTTGTTGGAGAAACTGTATAGATTAATTTACCTGGGTTATTACCAATAAAAGTAGCAAGTGCTAACTCATATGGGTCTTCTATATCACCATCATTTGTTTTAGTAATACTGTTAAGTATGTCAAAGAACTCACCACGAAGGCTAGTAATACCAGTATCCTTAATGTAATTAGGTATACCTTTACTGTCCTGCATGGTAGGTGCAACGGGCGATATAAGCCCTAGCACGTTACGCATAATAATAATGTTATGTGCAGAGATACGAATATTGTTTAGATAATCTGACTTCTCTTGCTCTGTAGCAGTAGGTGTTAGATATAAACCATTTGCTGCGTTGTATGCCATAGCCTGTTGAGCAGCAGTAACTTCTTGACGACTCTTTTCATCGTAAGGCAAGATAGCCCAGATACGTTGTAACGATCCTGGAACTGTAGCCCTAATAAAATCTACGTTATCGCCTATGTTACCTAGTGCAAAGGTATCAAGACGTTCTGCAATCTGCTCCGCAGTAGGGTCAATTGTCTTACCAATAAATGGCAAACTACCAGGAACAACACCTAAAAGGTTTTTTATTGCTAATACTGATAGACCAGCAATAGGACCAGACAATGTAGGAACACCAGCATCTTGTGAGAATGATGGGTTCATCATGCGTAACTTAAGAGTAAACTCATTAAACTGTGGCTGGCTATATCCGCTTTCACCTGTAAGAGCACGAATGGTTCCATCTGTAGCCTTAAAGATAATGCCATCCATAGGCATGATTACATATGGATCACCATTAGCATCTTTATGTACCATACCTGTAGCATCTAAACCAAGGTGCACTAAACGTGCACGATATAAAGCACGTGGTGCTACATCTTTCATGCGATAGATACGACGATAAAAGTCTTCTGTTGCGCGGTAATAACGTCCCATTGTGCGTGCTGCAAATGCAAAGTTAGAACGAATAGCAGGGTTATCTGCAAACTTAAGAATAGTATCTGCTGCTTCTCTTGTTGCTAGTTCAGTAAAACGCTTCTCGGCTAGGCTGATAGCAAATGCCATATCAGCATCTTTTGCTGCCTCACCAATAGTGTGATCCCAGACTTTACCAGTTCTAGCCTGATATATCTGACGTGCGTATTCACTTTCAATACCTTTGTACTTCTTGCGAAGTCCAGTATATGCAACCATTACAGCAGGCTGACGGAAAATACCAGTAACCTGACGATCCATCCAATCCATCATGGTATTACCATAACGACGGAATACACTTTCTACGTCAGCAAGATTACCTACACCAAGTTGTGTTGTAACAGTACCAGTTAAACGGAAACCATTAGTAGCATCAGAGAAATCATCAATACTTATCTTAGCAACAGCCTGATTCCATGAAGGAATAATCTCTGTACCAGCAGCAGCCCTAGTTAACTCACGATAATTTGCATTAACTAAGTTAAACAACTCATCGTTAAACTTAACAGAACTACCATGAAAGGTTTCAAACATATCTGCAAAGATACGGCTTAGTTGTATGCGTGCAATCTCATCATCTGTCTTACCAAGTGCACGAAGACGCACTGAATCTGCTGTAGATCGAATAAATGTACCAGCAACTCTTTCGTCTTCTACAATCCACTTCTTGGCAAAGTCATCCCACTTAAATCCAACGCTACGCATGCCAGCATCTAGTGCTAATTCAAACATTTGAACGCCGTTTTTATCTGTAGCACCTGGGCGTAGCCCATCATAACGGAAAAATATATCGGCTGGATTTAGTTTAGTAACTAACTCTCCACCTTTTTCATTCTTAACCTTAAACTTGTTGCCAACAAAACGTTTAACAAACTTTTCAAAGTGAACTAGCGCAGCATCGCGCTCAGCAAGGGTAGCCATATCAACGGCACGTGTAAGCGAATTAAATTTTACATCTGCTTCTACCATTGCACGATCTAATTGTGTAGGAGTAAGCAAAGCCTTTTGTACTTCGTCACCAAACTTGCCTGATAAACCGCTTCGCGCTACAATTGAGTTAGCAATTGAGGTAAGTGCATCAGGTTGATGTATCAAAGCCTGACGTAGATACTCTGCACTGTCGTCATCAAGGTAACGATTGTAAATCTTAAATACTTCATTAACAATTTCTTCACGTTTTTCAAGGTTTTCTAATAACCCTACTTCAATGCCACGTGTAGCGGCTAAATCTTCCAAGATACCAACACGACGCTCAATAGACAACGCATCTTCTGGTGAAATTTTAATTTTTTTACCAAGTGTTTCTATGGTTACGCTACGCTTGCCACCAAACTCAAAGAGTTTTTGCAGGCTTTCGCGGATAGGGCCAGTAGCACCCCTAGAACCAGTAGTGGTTTTAGAAATATTACCCATTTTGTAACCAACACGGCGTGCAAATGATTTTAAATCACGCGTAGGTGCTGTAAGAACAAACATAGTTGCTTCATCAATAGCAGAACGAATACCTAGGCGTGGGAAAAGCGTTAAGATTGACCAGGCATCTACTATGTTTTTGGAGAAACGGCCTTGCGTTGCACCACCAACGGCACCAATAACGTTCTTTTTTGATTTGATTTCCCAAACCATTGAACCGATTTCATCATAAGGTAGTGACCCCACTGCATCTGTTGACTGATAAGGATGAATTGGTCCATCACCAGCAAGCGACATGCCTGATTCGCTTGTGCGAATAGAACCATCTGGCATTACTTTTGCATGGTCTGGGTTAATTGGTGTTTCTACCTTAGAGGCAAAGCCAGCAAGATCACCATACTTTTGACCAAGTATTGTTTCCATTAACTCTCTACCGCGATAGTCACCACCAAGACCCATTGAGTACATAGTTGCTGCATCAAGGTTACGCAGAATAACAATCTGCTCATCCATTGGTGAATCTATAAATTTAAAAGTAAGCGCTTCTGCCATGTCTTTAGGTAATATTTGACGCGCACGCGCTGTAAAGTTAGCAGCAGTTGATGACGCATTATCACCAAGACGCACTTCAAGGCTAGCAGGAGAACGAGCAGCCAAGAAACCAATACGTTTCCAGCCTCTAATCTGTTCGTTTGCTTCTATTAATACCTTCATATCAGAAAGTTGTGGATTGGCTAAACGCTCAATAGCATCTTCTGAGTTAAGCAATGTTTTATAAATTGGTTCCATTGCTTCATCTGTTTCTTCAATAGAACGTCCTTTGCCAGCAAAGGTAGTTTTAGATGTAGCATTAAATACACTATCAAGATAGCGTGTAAGCCCGTCACCAAATAGGCGACGTGTACGTGCAACTGCTACACCAGTACGCATGTAGGTAACACCATCAACACGACCAGCCAACATAAGGTTTAGGTTAGCCGCATTCTCAAAATACTTTTGTGCAGAAGCAGCATCTACAACACCTAGTGGTAAATGCTTATCTTTGGTTGTAAGAGCAATAACTGCATCAAGATTTGCATAACCTGGGAAACGTCGTGATATATCAGAAAACGCTTCCTTCTTTGCAGCGGGTGTTGCGGCTTCGCTAAATGTTTTAAGCGCAGGTCCAAGACCTTTTTCCCAAAACTCTACTAACCTAGGTTCTGATTTAAATACAGAATCTATAGCGCGTTCAATAGGAACACCCTTGTTAATCATTTCGGTAACAGTTGATGCAATGCGTTCGCCCTTTGTAACGCCTTTGCTTAAACCACCAGTAAGCCATGTAAGTGGATCAATAGCAATCTGGTAGGTAAAGTCAATATAACCAGAAATGTTTTTTGTTCTACCATTAATGTAGTCGCCCATAAGGCCACCACTTGCTGGTGGACGTGGGCCTAACATACGAGCAATATCACGACCTGGAGAAATCTGTGCGTACTTTACGCCATCCATTACTTGCTTAAACTCTTCTGGCTGGTCAGATGCTTTCTTAATTGATGCAAGTAGTTCAGGAGTTGCTTTACCGTTGGCTTCAATAATCTCACCTGGAGTTTGGCCAAGAAGCAATCCCTTTGCTACAGCAACATCGGACTCACCAAAATATTTAGTTGCCCTGTCTAATGCTCCCACATCGTACATATCAACGCCGCCCCAAGCGTCGGTCCATGTCTTACCTGAGAACAAATCTTCACCCTGTGCAACTTGACGTGCAACCTTGTAGGGTGTATTAAGTAAGCGGTTGTACTGTCCGCCAAGTTTAAACAAACCAATAAGCGGCGAAGCCGCAACTTTTAATGCGCTACTAAGAACGCCCTGAATTTTATCAGCAGCAGTTTCTGCTGGCTTCATATATTCAGCGTCTTTAAAAAGAAACTCTAGTTGTGCTTTGCCAGTTTCGTTAAGGCGATCAAACTCTTTACGTGCAACATCAACATCTAGTTTAGCAAATTCGCGGTGCTTTTTTATGGCATACGACATTTGTTCAACTTGGCTAAGTTCTGTCTGTGAAAGATTTGCAGTCTTTGCAGCAGTGTAAAGGTTAGGCGAAACTTCCGCGACAACAGGTTTTAAATACCTGGTCATCCGTTACCTTCATCTGTAAGAGTTCTATAAATTAATTCTGCATCTCCAGATGGATCAAACTGAACAAGATATTTAATAGTATCAACAAGTGATGGTGCTCGGTTAGGAAGTCGAAGTGCTTCGCTGCCTGGACCTTCTCCGCGATTAATACCAGCAGTAAGCGGTTCATCTGGTCGTTGTGTTGGTGCATCAAGAGGAACAATGTTTGCAAATGATGCTTTAGGCATACCAGCCATAGGAGCACCAGATTGTTGTTCTTCTAGTGCAAGGTTTTCTCCGTAGCCAAATCCAGCATAACGTTGTGCTGGCTGTGTCATACCATCAACGGCTCCGCCGTCGGTACGTTCAGAGAGTGCGCCTGGGCCTGAGACAGGTGCAGGATTCATAGGTTGACGGTATCCGCCGCTTTTACCAGGTGTGCCTGCCATTAGTCTTCCTCATCTTCAATGTGTTTTCTAATATCGTCTAGTGTGGGTTCGCTCATCCAATCAGGAAAAGATTCCTTTGTGGAGATTAACCAAAGTGCATCATCATTATTAAAACCAGCACGTTTTAATGCGCGATGGTATTCATGTAAGAATATGCAGTACTGATCTAACTTTGAGTAGCCTTCATCTGCAACAACTTTTTTCTTACGTGTTGCCATGATTGACTCCTTAGATTGCTCGTTCCCTAGTCGTTCTTACTGCTGCTCTTCCTTCGCCTTCACCAGTTAAACTTGCCAACATAGTCTGCAAGTCTGGTCTGCCTTGTGGCATAGGCGCTGAAGAAGCGCCTCCTGCTGACGGCTCGGCAGGAGCCGCTGGGGCAGGCTGCTCAGACTGTTCTTCGGCGCCAGCAGGAGGATTCTGTTGTTCAAATACTTCCTCAATGGCATCTTCAATTGTGATACCTTGTTGACGCTTCTGAATAACTTCAGATAATTTGCGTATCAAGTCAGAAGGGTCTTGACCCTGCATAACCATTTGCGGAATTACTTGTGTCATTGCTTGCACTGTGCCAAGAAGCGACTCACGCAACTTCTCGACCTCAATCTTTTCCTGTTCCATAGTAACGTTTACGTTAAATGGAAGTTCACGCATAGCCATATCCTTAGAGATAAGACCACCACCTAGTGCCTGTAGCATAAAGATAAGCCCCTGTGCTGGGTTAAGACCAGCCAACATTCCGTAACGTACATCTGCGGAATAGTCTTGCTTAATATCTTTTGATGGTAAATACTCAATTACGTATGGTGAACCTGCATCTACACCACGAATTGTTTTTGTTACGTTAAATAATTTTTCATCTACTTCAAAGCAAAGTTGCAATACATCTCTCAGCGCTGCTGAGAAGATTGCTTGTGCTGACTTTACCTGAGTATCAAATGCGCCTAGAAGTGCTTGTACACCCTGCCCTGTGACAATACTTGCATTAACATTTCCTGTTCGAGATTCAGGATAACGAGCGCCTACACGAAGTTCTTGGTTAAGAAGTTCAGACTCTGTAAATGCACCTTGTGGAATTGTAAGTTCAACACGACGTACACCTGCTGGGTTGTTTGTGCGGATAACCGCATCGCCACCCAACTGAAGTTCTTGAACATCTTGAGGTAGAACAATTGGTGCCTGTACTGACTTCTCTGCTGCTTCCATTGCAAGTAATGCAAATCGGTTACGAAGTAACTGAATACCAAGTACATCATCAAACTGCCCACGTAGTTCGCCGTCCACTCCTGGACGACGGGCAATAATAACATTCATCTTTCCAAGCAGATTAGCAGCCTGTGATAGAAGCATGTTGTTACGTGATGGAAGATAAAGCACAGACTGGTCTTTGTCATAATAGCGAATCATCTCTATCATGCCATTAAGGTCTTGTTTGTATCCCAACTTGCCTAGTAGTTGATACTCATGTTCTGGGAACATAGCCACTATTTCACCTAGTGTCATCGAGTATCGTTTTGCAAATGCAACACAACGTCCGTAGCGGTCAAACTCTGGGTAAGCGCCCACTGGGTTTTCTAGGCGGATGCGTGGCAATTGCTCTTCTTCATCCAATTCAATAATGAACGGGAGGAAACCATATGTGATGTACATGTCTGCGCCGTTGTACATTTGTACTTGCAGATCAGAGTGCTGGAAATAATTAGATGCAATACGAGTACGCTTATCAGCAAACCTACGTGCTCGATCATTACCTTGATTGGCAGCAGAACAGTTAACCGCTGGAAGCGGTGCCATTACCTCAGCCAAGTCACGTGCAACAATATCAATAAAGTTTGCTACTACGTTTTGGTCAATACCATCTGGAAAGAAGTTAGGATAGACCTGACTGATCTTGCCCTGACGTACCATCTGTACATCGCCATTGCGTTGGTCACGCGAGTTGGCGCGATAGCGCAGCGTTGCAACGCGTGCGCCAATCTGGTCAATGCTCAGCATTTAATTTCCTATCCATATATGTCTTGCCATTGCTCTGCAAAGGCATCGTCTAAATTAACTGCGTATCTATTATCCATCTGCTGTCTAGTAGCCCAACGGTTGTTAAGATACATAGAAGTTCTGCTTGCCTGCTGCATAAGTTCGCGGATGCGAATAACAGCAAACCATAAAGCCATGACAGTATCTGTCTTGCCTTTAGTGTCAGGCTTCCAAGTCAACAGTTGTTGCGTTAGCGCCTTGATTCCTTCGCTTCCATCCGAAGATGGTAATTCAATGATGTTGTTCTTTTGATGTTTTCCATCGCGTACTGTGCCAAAGAGGTTTGACATGGAGGCAACGCCGAAAGATGTGTCCCACTTGTTCTTGCCTGTAAAGTGAGCATCAAGCCGTACGCCGTATTGAGCAAGCCAGTTTCTGAGTTCATCGTCAAGGGAGTAGGCTTTCTGGTGGGCGTTGATTTCAACTCGGAACTCTTGTGGTCTGTACTTCTGAACAAGTTCCTCAATGGTCGCCCTAATCTTTTGTGGTGTTGGTTCTGACATGTTAATACAGTCCAGCACGTAAATTTTTCCGTCAGCGCGGTTATAAGCACAAACCACAAACGCTGCATTTCCTGCCATAGCAGGGTCAAAGCCAACTACAGTATGTGTTTCAACTTGAGGCGGATGCCCTACCGCTCCAGCCTTTAATGAACCTCGTCGCCGCAGCCCGTTAGTTGACCCTTGCACCAGCACGGGTGGGAAGATGGAATCTTCTTGTATATCTTCTTGCTGGTATACAAGTGCCCAAGTTGAGGGTGTGACTTCCGATCTACGCTTAAATAAGGCTTTACCATCCCACTTCGGATAGTAGCCATTTTCTTGAGGCGTATCGTCGTCTCCGTCCCACGGGACGTCCGACTCTTTCCAGAGAGTAACCCAATCTTCTGGCTTCTCTGAATACTCCAGTACAGCAGGCATCCCCATATAAGTAAACGGAGTTTTGCCGCCAGACCAGTGCTTGGAATTACGTAGTTCTTTATAAAGGTCATTGGCAGCAATTCGGGTCCCCACGACTAGCAATTTACCATTTTTACCCAGACGGGTAATAACTTCTTTCTGGAGCCAGTCCATCTGCTTTTCCCACTCGTGGGCGTTGGCAGTTGTTATACAGTCATCCAAAATAATAAGGTCAGCACGTGCACCGTAAATCTGACCGCCCATACCTAACGCTTGGAGAGTCGGGTCTTTTTCACTTGAGTTACGCGCATCGCCCCCAAGATAGACAGTATCGGTGCGCCAAGTATCTGCGTCCTGTTTCCAGCCGCCATCTGGACCATATGCGGTCTGCAGTTTTAGCCAGCGTGGATGGGACAATCGTTGCTT